TTAGTTTAGTGTGGCTAAACTCTTCTCCGATCTTTTCTAAGTAATGTTTTACAGAACCGTTTATAGTCCTAGATATCGACAGATACAAGTCGTCAAAAGTCCCAGTAGAGTTAGGGATAACATTGATCGAGTTAATTTTAACATTTGTTCCACTAAAAACATGTTTATGCCAAGCTACGGTTTCAGTATCATTATCAAGCGTAAGCCCTATTAGAGCGTTTCTACTTGTAAGGCACCAAAGAATACCCGACGACGACTGATAAACAAACTGAATTATCTCGATACCTGCACTAGCATCGGTACTGTCACCGTCAAATAGATGACTAACAATATGTTCTGCACTGACTGAAAGGCTTCTAGATATATAAGAACCGTTGTCATTATTATACTTAAACTCTCTTAGACGTTTCCCATCCCTAGATAAAAAGATAGTAGACTGCCCTACCTTTCTAATCTGAACCGGAGAAGATCCGTCACTAGTTTGCGATTTAATAAGAGGAGGAGTTATTGCTGAGATAGCGTTTTCACCACCTGTTAAAATATACTCCGTTCCTACTGTCCCCACTTCTAAATGATTATGTGGTGACATCCAAGTTATCTCATTAACCTCTTGAGAGGCAATAGTAAATTGATACGGATCTGTTGCGACAGCATTTCCTGTATAACCACCTACAGCAGTGTTATAGCTATCATCAGTTAGCCTTTCCTCTAAGAAGTGGAAAAAGTTTCCTGTCATTGATCCATAGAGAGTATCAGGAGCAAGAATAGTACCGCCATAGATAAGTCTTTGTTCAAAAATCGAGACAGTACGAGGATAACCCCGGTAGTTATTAAAGCTGCTTTCATGCCAATTATCCGAGTTAAAACTGTGCGTACCAGAAGCAGTTCCTACATCCGTAGCCGTAACAGTAGAAACAAATTTAGGTGTGATCGTTGTGTTACTGGTATTTGTAACAGAAAGAACATTTCCTGCTCTAGCCCTAGCTAACGTCGTAGCAAGTTTAATATCATTGCTATTTATTTCAATTACATAATAGTCAGTGTTTAATGCTAACTCAGGTGGGAGCGTTCCTGAAGCCCGAACAATATCCCCAGTGTTTAGTCCATGGGAAGAGGATGTTATGATGCTAGCCCCTGCAGTGCCAAAGGTTCCTGTAAACGCAGCAGGTATACCGTTATAATTAATTCTAAAGCATTCGTCCTCACTGTCCCCAGCAGGGTTAGTTATTATAAAATGCGCCCCATGATGCCCTGATGTAGAGTCTGCACTAAAAAAAGGAACGTGAGTCCCTCCCCCTGAAGTGGTTCTCATAGATAAGGCAATACTAGAACCTGACCCACTTCCTACTGTAATATGCTTACCCGAATCGGTATTCGCTGTTAGGTAAGGCGTATACAGAGATTTCTTAGAATCGGTCGTCCAAAAATATTGTTCAATATCAGAAATATAAAATTTATCAAGTTCTGTTCTAGCGATAACTAAAGGTTTCATTCTTCCAGTGTTATGAGTAACAAAAAGAAGATCCGCACTCTGAGCGTAATTAAAACCATTAACATCCGTAGTGATGTTTTCTAATCCTCGACCAACAGAAAGGATATCGGATGTTTGTCCTGATATCGTGATATCTTGGTGAGCAGCGTATGAACCGGGATTGTCCAAAGTTGTCGTAAGGTTAACTGCGGTTCCTGAAGAGTTATACGCTTTTATTCTTAAGATAGTCCCCGACGATCTTATTTCAATCGCAAGGTTATAAGCTTCTTTCTTACTAAATACAAAAGGAATAAGACCAACATAACTAGCCGTATCTGATGGAGCTAAATCTGATATATACCTAGACCCCATTCTTCTAGCTACACCACCCTGACGAAACGTAATAAAGTTTTGTAAAGTATCAACGCCCGACTGATACTCTTCAAGGTCGGTTCGTCCATCTAACCTTGGATGGAGTTCACCGCTAGTAAAGCTATTTTGAACGTGCCTATATTTCATAGTCTGGCCTCAATAAAGCTATCGTCGGTTAGATCAGGTGCAGTACCTTCTTGAGCATCTATACTTCTAGCTAGTGCCATATGCTTTTCATACTCTACTAATAGATTCTGAGATAACGTAGATGACTGAACTAAACTATAAGCTAGGTCAGCCGCTAACCTTAACGCCAAAGCTTCTACAAACAAACTATCGTATTCAGCAGGAGCAGTTATCCTTTTCAGATATCTAGCTTTAATCGTTGCGCTATCACTAAGGACTTTATTACCTTCTTGCTTCCACTCAATCGTACTGTCATGAAGCTCTAATATCCTCAAGCAGTCAGAAGGAATTGAATACTCGTAAGTGTATCCAAAAGCAGGGGTAGAACTTAGTTGTGTAAACTCTGCTCTTGTAATAGCAAAGTTCCATGGATGGCTTCGTAAAACCTCATCTCTAACTTTACTATATTGTTCATTACATAACTGCGCACGACGATTTGTTTCTGTTAGAGAGTTAATTCTATCAGCACCAATCTTGATAAGCGCACTATTACTAATTGAAGTTTCTGTCGTCGTTAGAGACATAAATCACCTTTAAAAAAGAAAGGGGCCGAAGCCCCTATCATTAATCAATTACGTAAGAAACTACTACCTGAACTTTTTTACCGCTAGTCGCAGTGTTGTTTGTACATGTGATGTACAATTGCTTCTCTTCAGTTAGTTTTTCCATTATCCCGGCTTCTGTTGCTGAACGTGCTACTCCGGCAGCGTTTACAGCTACAGCGGCTAAAAGATAATCAACATCCCCGGTAATACCTAATTCTAGTACCCCAGAACCGCCTAGATCTTCGTGAACCATTTTTGCTTCAATGATTCTAGCTCCGGCAGGAATCTTCATCATTGCAATGTTATCAGCAGTTTCAATAACTCCTACTGTAGTGTACTCATCATAAGCAACATGGACTCGACCATACTGCTCACCCTTTGGAATTTTTTCCGATGGGACATTTACATATTGTTTGGTGTAATTCACACCATAGTAATCAGACATTATTTACCTCCTATTCGTTACAAGCAATCTCTACTACTTTGTTTTCTTCCATTCTGGTAGCACCGATACCCATACAGGCATAGACCTGAGTAGAGTAACTTTTGTCTGCTCTTTCAGAGATTTTACCAGTAACGTCTTTAGCAGTAGCAAGAAGTAGTCCGTCTTGCGCCCATGCAAAACATCTTCTAGCGCCAGCATCAAAAGTTTGTGAACCAGTACCATAAGTACCGTCAGCTCTGTTATAAGAAAACGAACCAGCTATAGTGCCGAGTCTTTCAGTTCGGATAAACTTGAAACCTAGGAAGGTATCAATCTCACCCTGAACAAGAGCTTTAACAGTGTTGAAGTCTGCACTTGTGATAGACGTTTCACCAAGTAAAGCGTTTAGCTGAGAAGAACCAATGGCGATGTATCTTGGAATAGATTCATCCACATCGTTAGAGTCAAACTTTTCTTTTACTTTTCTAAGAGTTTGAAGGTTTAGGTTGTTACCTGTAGCAGTTGTACCGTCAAACGCAGCTACTTTGTTAGCAGCAGCTAGAGTAACTGTAGAAGATCCTTCTTCTCCGCCATAAGCATTACCAAGAGCGTTCTCGATGATTACGTCATCCTTAGCTCTACCTAAAGCCCACATAGCAGCTTGAGCATAATCAGATGTTGGATCGATCAACATTCTGAGTTTGTCAGCATCGTCAATTAGATCTGCCCATTCGTAGTCTACCAAAGTAACTCTACGTCTACTATGAGGAGTATCTAGTTGAGGAGTGTCAGCGTGACGAGAAGTTCTTTTCTGAGCAGTAACCGCACCGATTCTGTCATAAAAAGCACTCTTACCTCTTTGGCTTTCATTTCTTACGAAAGGAGCAAGCCTAGATCCTTTCTGTTGTGAAAGATGAAAAACGTTTGCGCTAAACTGCTTAACAAACGCTGTAGTAATTTCAGAACTCATTGTTATCTCCATTACTAAAGTTAATATTAAATGTACTTGGTGAATTGCCCTGAAATCACAGGATTCGATTGAACACAAATAGGTGAGGTCTTTTCAGATTGTCTCGTGTCCAATCACTATAATAATGGGAGAAGGGAATTGCGTCAACCTAGATACTGAAATAGTCTTTGCACTTCTGATACAGCATTAGTGTGACTTGGATTGTACTTGTCATGATATGGGTGCTTACTATCAGCCATGATCGAGTTTATCTGAGCCTGTGCATCTTGAGGAGTGATACCAAATTTATTAGAGTTTCCATCCGTAAAAGAATCCTCTGACAAACTCTCACCCATCTTAGCGAACGCTTTTATCAAGTTTGGATTGTTGCCTAAACCTGTTTCATCAAGAAAAGATGTAAGCCCATCATCGCCATAGTGATTGACCGCTGCTTGCGCTGCTTTCAATCTGGAATCATACGCTGACCCCCACTCAGATTTTAAGCTATCTGTCGCTTGCTGTTCGGTAACTTCTTTCTGAGTTTGATAGTCGGTAATCATCTGGGTATTCGTTTCCGTATACCAATCAAAAAGTTTCTGAGCTTGCTTAGGAAGTATACCTGCACCGTGAGCAGCGTTCTTAAAATTAGAAAAAAAGTCCTTATCAAAGTCCTCTGTTTCCGTAAAATTAATGTCGTAGTCATCTGGTTTTTCTGGTAGTCCCAATTTCTTAAAGACATCATTCCACTCATTCTCTTCTGCGTATTTATTAGGAACCATGATCTTATCAGTACCGATCATTTTCTGAGCATTAACATAAGACTTAGCTAGATTATCTACAGTCTGAATTGCTTCCATACTGGGATCTTCTCTAACCTCTTCAGGTAAAGCGTCCTTCCAATTTGTCTCAGCCTCATTAGGGGTGGTCTCTTCCCCACTCGTCAGTGTACTCTCGGTCATAGTTAAAACCTTCCTCTATCTGTTCAAGTAATTTTCGTTCATCTGTTTGTAATATAGACATGATCCTAAGGACAGCATTCCGATGCCCTTCTCTCAAAATAGTCTCATGCTCATTCGTTACACAGAACGTACTGTCTAACACATAATTGTTTCTTATGATATCCCATAAAACCCTTTTTCCTGCTTCCGAGGAAAACACAGTCTTATAGTCAGATGTGATGTCTAACTTTTTTGTGGCAAGTTTTTTTCTAGGCACTAAGCCCCCTGCTGTTGCATTAGAGGAGCAGCTTTTCCGGCCATCTCCGCTACTTGCTGAGCTTGCGCCATCTGCTGCATTTGTTGCTGCTGTTCTTGGCGTTCTACTCTATCCTGAACAACATCGTCAAACGGTCTTAGCATTTGCTCAGGTAAGCCATACGCTTTAGAAACGTACCGAATAGCTTGATCTCCGTTTACGTTATCCATGATCTCAGGCTGAAGCTGAATCATCGGACCGATAACATTCATAACTTTCATAAGCGTATCTGCATCAGCACTCTTCTGCGCTTTTGCTATCTTAGAGCTATACTGCACTTGTAAATCTCTATCTTGCAATATCTCAGGAACTTCCTCAAACATATTTTTTCTAAACATAATCGCAAACATTCTATTGATTAGCGGCTTAAGAAGTTCATAATGCTGACGACCTAGGATCGGACCTAGAAGCCTAAGCTTCTCCTCTGTTCTCTGAGCTACTTCTGTAGCAGTCATCTGAGGACCAGTGTTTAACTGAAGCTGATCTATAAAGAACGCTTCCCTAATTCTAGCATTAATTTGTTCTGTAAACTGGACCCCAAAGTCAACTCTACTTCCTGTCTGAAGCGGAGTAACAGGCTGAGCGCCCGGTCTATAAAAGTTAATCGCTCCGGGGGCAGTCTTAAACGGCATCATATAGCCATCATCTGGCATAAGAAGAGGCGGATCTACTACCTTCTGAGCAGACCGAATAGTTGTTTTCGCTACTACGTTAGTCATCTTAATATCAGGTAGGGCCTTCATCCCCGGACTTCTTCCGTAAACTTCCCCGGCTATCTTAGTCCACCTAGGCACGACATACGGAAATTCTTTAAACCCACCTGTCTTTAAAGGTATCTTCCTATCAACAAGGATATAAACACTCTTATAAGTGAAGCCTCTTTGATCAAACTCATCGTCCTTTTCTACAGGTTCAACGACATGAAGGATCTCTAGCTTCTGCGAATCTCTGTTTTTTAGAAAGCCCTCTAGCTGACTATCAAACATCTCAGTCCCAAACTCTTCAGCGATCTGATTCACATCAAGCTTAAAACTTCTATATATTGTATTAATGTTGCCCTGTGCATTTTCTCTTGCATAAGCTTCGTATATTGGGCGTGTCTGAAACTTGACGACCTCTTCTTTATCCTCTTCGATCCTCATTAGACCTGTCCCAAAACAGCCTAGATCTAAGTAAAGCTCATGTATATTTGTATGGAAGTTAGAAGTGTTCAAAACATTATGCATTTGCTTAACAGTGTTCTGAAGCCAAAGCCTTACTTCATCATCCATATCAATTTGTTCATCACCTGTAGAAAGCTCAAACCACGTAGTCGCAGGGTTAGTGAGCATACCATGAAGTGCTGAAGCCAGTAGTTCATTAGAATGTATAGCCGTACTTTCGTAGACCCTCATCATCTTTTTCTCACCGGGCGTTCTCGTTTGGTACACATCGTCCTTACGAGGCAGTATGTACTGCGCACATTCTTCCCAATGAGAATCCCAATTCATCCTGTCACTCTTCAACGCCTGAAACTTCTTGATATACTCTACGACCATTAGTATTTCCTTGTAATCAATGATTGCTTTCTAGCTCCGGGTCTCAACCTAGATTGTCTAATCGCTCCAAGCCGAGTCATCGACTTATTATATAGCCCTTGTATCCGATCTCTCTGACCTTGAGCCATTTCATTATACTCTTGTTCAACATCTTTTCTTAACTTTTCCCTATACTGCCCACCTCTCTGCATCCACCCTTTATGTCTTACGTCTTTTGTTTCTGTATAGGAAACAGGTTTTGCTTCAGACAATTCAGCTTCAGTTTTCTCCGTGAGTTGTCCACCCATTTTAGAAAAAGCTTCTATATCTGCCGCTTTATATTTCTGATAAACAGCGGTCCCTTGCTTCTTCTGAGATGCCGCTTGCCTTTCTCTGCTTGCTTGTTCTGATTGTGCAATTCCTGTCATTTTACCAACAGTGTTCCTTACCATTCCCTCAAAAAACTGACCCATATCTTTTAAAGGCTGCGCCTTGCTCATGTCTACCTCCTACAAAGTGAAAACATCATACTCGCTTTCTGCTTCTCTGTACCTGTTAAGCAAATTCGATTGTACTCTCTGCGAGTCAGGTCGTACACCCATTGCTAAGTACCTGAACGCATCAGCCCCATGAGAAGCCCAGTTGTGTTTAGGCTTTTCCATAAAGATCTGATTCCTAGCGTCCCACTTCCTCTCGTACGCCATCAAAGCAGTAATACCTCTCTCACATTTATCCTTATCAAACCAACACTTTCCTAGGATCGTCCTTACAGCGTTGATCCCATCCTCGACCTTCCACCTTGGTAAAATATATAATCGTGTTAGCCCTAGAGTACGCAATGTCTCTTGTCTACTCTTACCAGTACCAAGCTCTCTTGCGTTTGCATCGTGAGGCAAGATGTGCTCTCTATAAGTATAAGGCTTTTTATTTATTTCTGAAACAAACCAATCTAGTCCCTTACCACTCATCTCGATATAATCAATCAAGTGATATTCATGACCAACAGTTTGCAAGAACCAGATTGCAGTAGTGTCGCCAATACCTAAATCCCAATATGTATCGACGAAGCAAGCGTTATCATAAGGGACTCTTGTTATCCGCTTTTCATCTTCTGCGACCAACATTTGTTTCTGATAATATGCGCCTGTATTCGCTGCTGTAAAACTGCACTCAAATTCTTGGAGGAACTCCTCCTCACTCATTTCATCCTTTGCAGCGTTAAGCTCATAGTCGGAAAGAACTTTTGTCTCGCTAGCTCTATACGTGCAGACATACCATTCTGGATTTCGTTTTGCTTTGTTGTATAAATCAAAAAAATGATTTTGACCTTTTGGAGTTCCCAGAAAGATGGCCCAACCTGAACGGTCAGCAAGCGCAGGACGCACGATCTGTCCCCAAATGGTAGGGTCGCAGACCGCAAACTCGTCGAGTACAACGCCATCTAAGTATATCCCCCTCAAAGTATCAGGACTCTCAGAACCAAGTAGCATAAATCTTATTTTATCTTTAAGATGCGGTCTAGGAATATCCACCCTCAATTCGGCTTCATTAGGTTTTGCTCCGGGAATATCCTTCGTATATTCTTTCAAGTATTCCCATGCAATCCTCTTAGCTTGCCCATACGTGGGCGCTATGTAGGCATATTGGGGGTTCTTTAAAGAACAGCGCAATGCCCGATCAATTGACTCGTTTATTGATAGGACCGTTTTCCCGAACCGCCTATGCAACACAAGCACATTAAACCTTTTCATATTCTGATGAATAATTCTTTGCAAAGGTCTAGGGTTATACCCTGTTGAAATCCTCTTAACCTTAGAACTCTCTACGGCTTCCACATGGACACCTTTTGATAACCGGGAAAGTCTCCGACTCCGTTCGCTCCTCACCCATTATGTGAATATTAAAGATACAAAGATAACGTCTAGTCCTCTTCCATATATACAAGACCATGCCTACAAATCCTATCAAGGTTATAACCAGTCAGGTGATTTTTATCCTCTTCCTCTATACCATCCCACAAACACAAATACTCAGGGATCTCTTCATTCGGAACCAACTCCATCGTCACCATCTTTATTATCTGGCTTTCCTTTTTCATCAATAGCAATCGTATCATCAATGCCTGTGTACTCCGCTTTGATTGGTTGATCTCTTCCTATTCCTGTATCAATCAAGATCTGCAAAGGATTATCTTCGTCAGCAGCTATCACACTCTTAGGAGAATATCTCTGCGGATTAGCTTTCTCCGCAAGCCATTTATACGATTCTACCTTAAGTCTCTCGCCCGGCACATCCTCTTTAGGTATGCCCTCAAGTTGAGCTACTTCTAAAACTTTGTCAGCATAAGTATCGGCAGCATCCTGTTTGGCCAAAGCAAATGCCTCTTTAAAATCCGATTGGGATCTTCTCCAATGATAAATAGTCGTCACTGATTTTATTGGCAAACGATCTACTATCTGCTTTAACGTCAAGCCTTCACGTATAAGCACACACACCGCTTGACCCATCTCCGGTCTATACTTACTCGTCAAACCTGCTACATCCATTCCTACAAAATCTTCTGGCAACAATTCCATATCTTTTGATTCCTCATCAGTCGTCACAGCACCTCCCCTATATTCTTTTTACTGAGAATGTCTACGCTTGTCTAATAGTGTGCAGCGTTAAAGTATTTCAGAAATCTATTCGCAATTTTTCAAGGGACCGCTAACGTAATAAAGAAAACAGAGTTTGGGGGGTCACCCTCTTCCTTCTTTTTGTCTATTTTTTCTTTCTCTTTTTATCAAGATCAAGATGAGGAAAGTAGTGGCAGTTATCTTTTTATATGTAGTGGTTTTGCTGAAAAAGTTGAGGGCTTCTATGTTTATAGAAATTATTTGACGCTTTTCGTAATATAGTTGTTGTTTTTATTTTATTAATTGATAGAATGACTCTATGAGTTATTCTAACAATTAATATAAAAGGAGTCGTTTATGTATATGTATCATCATTTAATTAGTTCGGAGATTAAAGAGAGTCGCTTGGGATATTATATAGAGTCTCTAAGAATTGTGGGCCGTAACATTATAGTTACTTTCAAATCAAAGAAACATATAGATATTAATGTCCGAGTTGTGGGGAAAAGTGTCAACGATATCCTAGAACAATTCGACGTCAAAGCAGAAGTCTTATCAAAATTCTATAAGTAGCACCTTCTCAAAAATTCCAGTCTTACCATTAACGCCTCAAGTTGGGGCGTTTTTTCTTACTTTTCGCTCTTTGTTAAGTGTTCACACTTTTCACGCTTGTTCACACTTTTAGAGGCTATTTCAAAAAGTTTTATTTTTAAAGTTTATATATATACACTTCTTAAAAAAACACTAAAATTTTACTTTCTAAAAAGAGTTTATAGAGAGAAAAAGTGTAGCAGTGTGAACAAACCCCATTTTCCTGAATAAAAAGGACCACTTAAGTGTTCACACTTTGCCAAAAAAAAGTGTGACAAAAGTGTTGCTATTGCGCCGCTCTCGCAAAAAGTGTGAACACATTTATCACTACCTAAAAGAACACACCACACAAATTGTTGGCACAACACCCCATTTCCTGAATTTCTGACATTTGTAAATAACACGGTGTTTTTGCAATAACTCTCTGATATTTGACGTATATTTCATTTTCTCATTAATTATTTTCCCATTAAATAACTTATTGCATTAAGATAAAACTGTAAGTTTTAACATTAAGCATTAAGGGGAATTTATGAAAAACACCTACAAATTAATGAAGAAGTATTTAAGGTTAAGGGGAACCCTTGACGCCTTAAGGTACGGCAAAATAGATTCCATTGACCGTTTTGGCAAAAAATACACGCGACAAAACAGGGCTGACTTTGACGCTGAAATATTAGCACCTCTTAGTGATCAAATTTTTAACCTTTTAAAAGAAAACCTTAACAAATTTGACGCGATATATTTTTTAACAAAACAAACCATTAAAAGGGGGACTAAATGAAAAAAGACAAAATTTATCTCGGTTTAAGTAAATATCATGAGGTGATTTATGCCGAGATTGACGAAAATTCAAAAATAACCTCATTAAACGGTTACCAAATTATCCACGACGACGACATTTCTAACGGTTGTGGTGGAATGGAATGTATTTCATCGACACATGATGAAACACTTGAAAACGGTGAGGTTATTAACAGTGGCGATAATTTAAAAGAATGGGATTTACCAGACGATGATCCACATAAAGATCTTTATGAAATAAACACATGGAGTTGTGAAGAATGTGGTCAATATCATGACGATGAAGATTTTTATGATTATGCCGTTTTGGTTGAGTGTTCTCTTTATTGTAATGAATGTATACCAAAAGAAAACATGCTTAAAAGAATTGAGAAACCAAACGATATCTTTAAAGTCCCTAATATGAGTCAAGTCGATCTTAGTGTCTTAGACGATGAATTTACAGAAATTGACGAACTCTTTTGCGATTCATCCGGCTTTGGGAATGAAAGTGAAGCCGCTTTGACCCAAAAAGGGGCAGAAATTTATATTGAAAAATTACTAAAAGAACACGGTGAGATTTATGGGGCCATAACAAGTGCCGGACAATTTCAAGTGTATGTCACGATATTTAAAAAGGAGACTGAATAATGATTAAACTAATTGTATTTATAACACTACCAATAATTTTTATTGGTCACCCTATCGCTTGGACTCCATTATTTTTATTGATGGTTTCTGGTGCTTATGAATAAGGAGCAAAAAAATGGAAACGATTAAAGAGTACAAAGAAACGATTGATCTTTTTGGAAAGGAAAGAGAGGTCACGATTACGATTAAAACTGAATTCGACCCCGATGCAATTGACATTATAAAGGATTGTGAAGGCCTGGATATTCCAGAAACTATTTCAAATTATGAAAATGGAAATCTATCGGTAGATATTATTTGGGTCGAGGTTAAATGTGATTTATTTAGTGGGACAGATTGTCTTGGAGGTTGTTTTGCAAGTAGCATCCAAGAGCACTTAGAAACGGTGGATTGTAATCATATGGTCAACGAAGCCATCGACGACTATAGAACGAATGTCAAAAAGTATAAGGATTTTTTTGAGGGGAATAAATAATGGAAAGAAAAGAGACAAAAAAGGAAAGGTTAGAACGTCGGAAAATTTCAGACAAAAAAAGGCGTGACCTCCAAGAGGCGCATAAAAAATATGTTGAGGACTTAGAACTGGAAAATAAAGTTCTTAGAAAAAACCTTGAAGGAATACTAAAAGCGAGCATTGACATTGCCATAAACAAATTAAGTAGAGAGGAATAAAAAAAATTTAGGTTAACTTGTCGCAAAATGAAACATATGTTATCGGTTGATAACAAAGGAGAAGTAAAAATGAAGCAGATAAATTTTAACAATTATCGGGATAAACTGACCGAAAAAGACAAAGCAGAAATTTTTGAAATTGTATCAAGTAGGTGTCGTCAAAAAACAAAAGAGTTGTTGGCCCTACGATTAGAAAAGCATCTAAATCTTATTCCTGAATATGGGATTTTAAACAGGTTAATCAAAGAAAAACACGGTTGGTGTTATTGTGCCGGACAATCGTATCCTGATGAGATTCGGACCGTTAGGAAAATTATTTTGGAGTTGAAATGAAGTCACTGGTTTATCAATTAAGAGAAGATGTCATTGCTTCTTTTAAAAATTTAGTAGAGGTGTTTTCAAAAAATAATAACCCTTTACTTCCTCATGCAAAAAAAGAATTAAAACAAATTAAAGACCCTACGATATCCCCTGCTGAAATTATTGCAATAGCTTATAGGTTATCACAATCAGCAACTTCGCAATTTACCGATTTAGTGCGAGAAGATGGGGTTAATATAAAAGAAAAATATAAAAATGTAGTTGAAAATTTTTATCAAACCTTAAGTATAGTTTATGATTCAAAATTCTCGTCATCACTTGAGAGAAAATATTACTATTTTGTCCCTGACTTTGCTAATAATTTAAAAAAAGTAAAAGTACCTAATCTTGATAAACTAACTTTAAATAATGTCTTTCCAGGCAAAGAAACTATTTATTTCGAACTTCTTCTTAAGGAAGATATAGTTTCAATTATAGTAAATCGTAATGAAAAAGGGTTAATTGACGGATTTATATGTTTAATTTATCCATTAAATATAGTTAGGCGTGACATTGATGACATAAAAGCCCCATTCCCTGCTTATTACGGCCATTTTGGAGAAGCACCGGATATTGATCAAGGCGACACCCTATTTAAAGACGCTTGGGAAGAATGTGTTGTAAATGCAGATGGAAATGTAGACACAACATTTATTGCAAGTTGTTTGCTTTACCTACAGTCAGGAGACCCTGATATCCGTCATATGAAAGGTGAAAACCCTAAAAAATATAAAATTAATTCTAGAGATTCTTTTTTTGAAAAGAGACAAAAACAAGTTCTCTCTCAAGACGCTGTATTCAATGATTACGAACTAGTCGGATGGAATTATAAAAAACAATACAACGTAGCCGGACACTGGAGATATCAAGCTTGTGGCCCTAAGTGGTCTCAACATAAATTAATATTTATAGAAAGCTTTAAGAAAGGAAAGAAAAGTGAATAAAAATAAAACAGAAGAAGCCGTACTTTTTTCTAAAGTGTCCAAGCTTTTAAAAGATGAAGTAGACGCTTTTAAGAAAGAGCATGATAAAAACATAGCTTTGTCTGTAGCGGTGTTCACTCATAAATTTTTAGAACTTATTGAAGAGGACCACCTCAACATAAATGCCAAAATATTTTGCCAATGGATTTTTGCTGAAGCCATCAACGAAGAAAATTTTAACTTATCTAAATGCAAAGAGATATTGGCCAAAAAATTAGGCTTTAAAAATTATAGAACTCTAAAAGCGACACGATTAGATTTAAAAATAAATCCTTTTATAGAGAAAGAAATAATAACAAAGGCAAATAAATGACTAAAGAAGAAATGGTAAAAGAAATTGATGAAGGAGCGTACAGTTATGCTGAACTAGGTGAGGCGTTTTTGGAATACATGGGTGACGATGATTGCGAAAAGCTATGTGAAAAAGCAGGATTTGTGACTCAGTTTCAAGAGGATGAAATACTAAATTTAAAAAGAATAGCAACAAAAGGATTAAAAGAATGAATATCGACCAATGGACTAAGAAGAACTGTCAATTTTATGAGGCACTTATAGAAGCAGATCCACATTTATGCGCGGATTATATAGAGCTAACTATTGGTATTATCGATCTGTTATCACTTGACGACAAGATTAGTCAACTATGTGATACAATACTTGTATCACAAACAAACAAAGGGGGAAGTAATGACGAAAAAAGAATGGAATGAATTACTGAAAGATTACTACAAGTTTAACACTAAGAAGAAGGAACTAGAGAAGAAGTTAGACGAGATGAAAGCGGTCATTAAAGACTCGCTAGCTTCAATGGACAAGAATGGCTATGCTACGGCTGAGTACATGGCGACACTACAATTAAAAGACCATAGGATTGCATGGCAAGAAAAAACGATGGAAAAGTATTTAGGTGATGAGTTCGCACAATTTAAAACAGAATGCAAAACGAGACCTAGGGGCAAGACGAAAAGCTTAGTAGTTACTAAAAATGCTAGTTAAAAGTGAGGGGGTTACTTTGAAGGATACCTTGAAAAACCCAACAGAGTGTCCCCCCACTCGTCAAAATCCCAAATACGATTTTGTCACAATTACAGGAGAAGTGTCCATAATTGATTACCGATAGCTAGCACAAAGATTTTGAAAAAGGAAGATTGTTTTTAAAAAAAATTTACCTTAGGATTGTTTTTCAAGCTCCAACCCTAAGGTAAAAAGGTGATCGTATGAACCGTGTGAACGCTATTCAGATTTTCAAACAGCGCAATTCAGGTAGTACCTCCACATGGAGTATTTGTAAAGAGAAAGCGCAAAGCGTGCCGTCGCTTTTTGCTAACTACGATAAATTATTGAAACGGTATGAAATCTCCGAGCGTTACAATTTATTTTATACGGTCGCTCATTGTGTAAATAATAGAGAACTAGTAAGCCAAAAAATAATCCCCTTTGACTTGGACGATGCTGATGAAAAAAATATCGATCTTTATATTGATCTCTTTACCGCTGTACTTAGGGTATACTCACCAAACCTCAGCAAACAAGGTATTGGTACCGTGTGGACCGGGAATGGCCTCCACTTTTTGCTTGAGATTGAAGAGGCTTTCGAGTCAAGAGATTATTTTAAACGGTATAAAAACTCATATAAGCAGGTTATTTCTCAACTAAATGAACAGATTGAAGCACTAGGTTTAAAAGGTCAGTTCGATCCTACGGTCTTTTCTCACGCTCGGTTAATGCGTATGCCGGGGACTAAGAATATTAAAAAACAAAGGGAAAGAGAGTGCTATCTAATCAATGGTAACTTTACTCCATACAGTAACCCTTTAAGCTACAGTGAGAAGAAAGAGGAAGAACCCGATAAGCCTGAGTATGTCTATGACGTTACGGCCATAACTTCTGAATGTGGCTTCCTAAAGGACATGAAGGTTAATCAGGAGGGGCAGAGTGAACCACAATGGTTTGCCATTACCTCGCTTTTATCAAGGGTGCCTAACGGTAAAAGTCTAGTCCATGAATACTCTAAAGAATATAGTCAGTACGATTTTGACGAGACCGAGCAAAAAATAGAGCATGTTCTTAAAAGTCCTCCCCAGACATGTGCGCATATTTGCACTATTTGGGATGGTTGTTCTAGCTGCCCTCACCTAGGGCTAGTAAAAACGCCTTTAGCTT